GTTAAACCCGCTGGTTTGCAGGGCGCGGAATAGCGCCTGTGAAACGAAGCCCGAGAGGTCGTTTTGGTTCAACTGCCTTACCCTGATGAGACTATCCATCCTCAAAAGTTACACTTAAAGATTCGCTTGATGTGATGAAACTTTAAATAAGAATTGGGGTAAACGATGCTGAAGCCTCTGGAGGCGCAGTCATAATATCAAAGTAACATTTTGCCCCCCAAGCGGCGAGCATAAGAGCTGTATATGAATCTTTTCTAATCCTAGAAACCGACGAGTCCCTCTTAAGTATTTGGGGCAGATCAAAAGTTTGAGTGCCTTTGGCTGTGGACTTAACCTCGATTGCGGCGCACTGATATTTTACTTGTTTGATTAACATTTCTTGCATGTCAATCAGAGTCAATAACGGAGACTCGTTACGGTCAAGTTTTGTGGTGTCTATGATTTCTGAGATATTTAAATTTGCGCCCTGTGCGGAATTAAACGCATCAGAATTACCTTTAATGGAACTTCCGAACCACAAATTCGCATATTGCAAAGTCCCCTGTAAATATTCATTTGCTTTTCGGATGAAGTCAGACGTAAAGTATTGCGCAAAACAAATCGTATGCATTTGACGATTATAAGTCCTACGGGCTTTCCTAAGCTCTTCCTCGTATTCGGCTCCATCTTTGTCGCTATTGAAGTCAAACATTTTGAGATTAATTTTGTCTTTCCTAAATGAATCCGTTTCGCCGCAAACGTCAATGAAAGTGCTTCCTGCGTAATCGACTATTAACATCACTACATTAAAGTTAACCAATAAGTAATGTAAGTATTTTGCATGGTCTTGCATATCCTTACCTGATTCCGCATATTGATTAACGACGGTAAATTCTATTTTAGGTCCATCCCCGAGCTCCACTAGGCACATCGCGAATGCGTCTGATTTTTCCGATGAGCTGTAGCACGGATCTATAGCAACAATATATCGACGATCTTTTTTACCTCGCAATAAGAGAGTGGGGTCCTCTCCATCGGGAATCGTTTGTCTGCTCATAACATTGATGGAGAAGAAGTTATCGGACCCATCAACAAATCGCGCTCCATACTCTCTCAAAAATGTAGGCGATGCGTCTCCACCTTCATTACTATTAGCTAGTTCAATAATTGACTTATCGATACGGTCCCCATCAATAGCGTTCCAAGCAAGTTGTGAAACCGCGTAGCGGGCACCATTTTCTGGCATCTTAGGATCAAATAGTTGCTTGATATAGTTATCATAGCGTTTATAGAGAGGTTCACAAGTATAGGATGCTGACGACAAAGCAATCATCTTGGAAGTATAGGGGATCTTGTATCGTTGGGCTTCCGTCATCATTCCCTTAGCAATCATTATGTCTTCCTGCTCGCGAATCTTTTGGATTTTCTTTTGATCTTGCTGCGCAACCAAGAACGGAATTAAAACCTTCTCAACAATCTCCTCTGACATTAGAAGCATTTCGTCGATGATAAGACAGTTGGCGCGAAAGCCACGAATCTTTTCGCCGTTAAGAGGAATCGCCACGATGCTACCTCCATTAATTTGCCAGTTAAATTCATCGTTACGGCGCGTTTTGACTCCCAAGGCAGCGGCTAACATTGTCGCTTCTGGGGTATCCGCAATCTTCTCGATGGTATTGAAAATAAACCGCGAAGTTCTGAAGGTAGGTCCGGCGATTAGAATCTGAGTTCCGGGGAAGAAAAGACACTGTAAAAATGCAAATATTGCCGCCGTGAATGTATTATGGGAGACAAACCCATTGTTCCAAAAACACTCTCCATCGGGAACATTAAAATCTAAACAGTCGACAGATTCCTTGTCTTCAATCTCTACTATCTCGTCAAAGAAGAAATTTTCTTTTTTGATATGTTCTAAATGAGCATAATCTTCTGGCTTAACTCCAGCCCTTTTAAAAAACTCAAGAGTATTGTTAAGCGAAGCATAGGAAAGATTCTTTTGGCTCCCCCTTCGCCGAACGTCCATTCTCCATTCGTCAGAAATAACTTTCGGGAAACGATATTTTGACTTTATCTCTCGTTGGCAATACTCTATCAATCCGGGGATTACATCAACGTTAGTGTTAAAAGTAAGACCTTTTAACTGAGTATTAAGACTATCTTTTTTACGGGTAAGTCTAAAGCCAATAAGTTCAGAAAACTTACGACAATTTTCCCCCATAATCATCACTATCCACGCTTTTCCAAATGGAGAGTTTGTTTTATCCTCTCGAATTCTGGAGATTATTCCAAAAGAGTTGAGTAAAAGATGGACCTGACTCGCCATCTTGTGAGAAACCGAGCAGTAGCCAATAAGCATCCCATCGGTTCTTGAATAACCATCCGTATCAAATAATCCACTCAAACACGCAATAGTAGCTTTGCGATTTTTCAGTATAGACTCAGGAATTTCTTTATCATAGCTCAGAACTTTTTTAACGCCGTAGCGGTTTAATAGTTCTCGGATAAATTCTTGTCTAAAATTAAGCTGAAGAGCCTTATTGTCTTTTCTTAAAAGACGCGGTCCAGTAGGGAAAGATTCTGCAAATTGAATAATTTCCTCATCCGCTGAGGTTATTGACGTGCTTCTTTCGGAGACGTGTCCGCCTCCCAACAGAAGTCCAATTAAGTAAGCCTCTCTATCATTAAAGTCAGAACTACCATCATCTGTGGGTGCGCCGATGGAACTCCGTGATATACAAGCGTAGTCACCTACTTTGATGTCACTGTAACGCCTCCACACAACTTTACAATTATAGCTGTCCCAGACTTTAATTAAATGTCTTGTGGAACCGCCAAGTTCATAGCCGCGACTGGTTTTAATAGTCCGAGATTTGACTTTTGGTTGGGTTAAAGCCTTGGTCACGGTAGCCCATTTTTCGCCGTTCCAGAACTCAAAAGGTCCAATATCCATCCAATGTTCAGGAGTCGAAAAGTCAACCTTGGGAACTAAATCGGTGATTGAAATTAGCCCTCTGCCTTTTACAAACACTTGAGTAAGAGGATCATACGCTGTGCATTTGGAAAGCCCGCGCGCCCAAATACATAACATGTAATTAGACAATAGCATAGCTTTAATTGAAATAATCTGGTCAGGATAAAGCTTTACCCCTGAGAGAAGTTCAACGGTGAACCCCAAATTACGGTAAAGAAACTTCGCTAATGTTATCTTCGCTTGGTCGTCGGAGAGTTCCCCCTTGAGCATTGCAAACTCTTCATTAACGTCAAGGATGGGTTTTCTATATTTTTCGCATTCAATCCACATAAATTTTTTATTTAAATAAACGAACTTCTCCCGTGTGCTTCTTCCAGCTTATGCCCGTTACAATATGACGGACGTTCCCCATGGTAGTGTTGAACATTTTTGATAGTTCTTTTGTTTTAACCCCCAACGCAGAGAGCCTCTTCATCTCTGTGACTTGATCGTATGTGAGTTTGGCGGTAGGATGTCTTTCTCCCCAACCAGACAGTCCGGTTTTACAACTATGTTCAGCGTTCTGGGCTGTAGTACACCATTCGAGATTGTGAATATAATTGTTATGTTTATCTCCATCAATATGGTTAATTACGTTTCCGCACTTTTCCGGTTTAAAAGCCTCCATCACAAAACGATGGACGGCTTTAGAACAATAAGTTCCGTTCTTATACAACTTGGTCACGTAATACTCAGTATTTTTACCTAAAAAACTTAATATTCTTTCTGGAATTATTTTGTGGGGGCATCCTCCCGCGCCGATTACTTCTCTACTTAAAGATTTAATTCTTCCCCAATTAGAGACCTCATAAAAATTTTCAAATCCTGAAATTGCCCTCCAAACCTCAGGATCCTTTACCAAAGAAACCGGGTGTTGCTCTTCTAGGTTGTTGGTGAAAAGAAGAGTTTCTCTCACTATATTAGGTTCGGCTTCTCTTACATGACATTTTAAATTATCCAAACGATCATTAGTTTTATCCCCGTCTATATGTTCGATGAATTTAACGTTATCCGTTGGGCGAAAAGCTGCGATAACTAACCAATGAAGCCCTACTGAATTTTTTCTATTGTTCTTGCTAAACTCGGCAACAGAGTAGCCGCTTGGAGATAATCTAGGATTTAAAATACGACCCTTTCTCATCTCGACGCCACCTCTCGTGCATTTTACATATCTGTCTAAAGACCTTAGCCGCCCCAAATTAGACACCTGATACGCCCCAATGTAGCCCTCAACATCTCTCCAAATTTCCGTCTCTTCCATAATTTAAAACTTAATTTTATCTTTTATTCTTTTTCGCCTATACTAAACTAAACCTCTATCTTCCCCATTACTTGTACGCCCGACAAGCTAAAAAGAATAAAAGTTAAATTAACTTCCCCGTATCCATCGCATACTGAAGGTCTATCCCCTTGAATTCGCCCCCGGAACGGAAGATTCTCTGAATCGCCTTCGCCGCGCACGCCCGGTCCTTCACAAAAAGAAACTGTAAGTTAGAATACTTCTGCAAGAGGGTTCTCATGTTTCTGAATACAAACTCAGGTGAAATTCTCATTTTCCCCGCAACTTGTGCGGAGTTAGGAAATTTAATCACCGCATCAATGTCGCATTCCACAACCACAACCATGTAAGCCCCTGCCGCTACGCATCGGTCAATCTCCCGACTGAATCGCTCGTAACCGTTGGATAGGGTTCCATAGAAATCGTTGCAAGATTTCCGCTCAATATAACATTCGTGAGTAAACGCCCCGTCGTTCATCCTGTAATCCCCAAACGGCAAACACTCGCGCGCCGTGGGCGACGAAAAGGTCAATGGCATCTGTTCGCGCGTATCGATTGCGATGTAGTGGTCCTTCCTAGACAGGTTGGGCATTTTACTCCAAGAGTAATGGTCAAAGCGCCTTTTAAGCCCCAGTGACTCTGTAAACGCATAATAGTCACCGAACAGTTTAGAAATAAACCCCATCCCCGGCACCATAAGCGTCCTCAATTCAACCTGCGTCGGCGCATAGATTAGCCCCTTGCGCTCTTTCCGGTTCATCAAAAAGGCGCGAATATAAGATTTGGCTTCGTCTTGTGATGCCCGCCGTATCCAAGTGGCAAAGTTGGCGCGGCTGTTAAACTCAGCATTAAAGTAAAAATCTCTACTTTTGAATCTAATAATTCCCCCGTCCAGTTTGTCGTATCGCGGATAATGCTTCTGAAAATACTCCGCTTGAGAGATTTTATGAGTGCGCAGATGCTTCAGTAATTCCGCCTCGTCGCCGCACGCCAGAGCGCAAATTTTGCAAGTTAAATCGAACATAGTCTATCCAAAAAGTATCTCGTCTTTAGTCAGACCCATGATCCTGGCTTTTACTTGGCTCACATTTGAAAGTTTTTCCACTTCGTCAGCTACTTTCTTCTGTTCTTTGGCGGCAATTTCGAGCATTTGTTTGCGCGTTTCCTCGTTCTTCCAGAGACCAATTAAGTTCAAGACAGAGGCATTATCCTTAACCGCCTTAGACATGCGGCTCGAACGCTTCTCTTTAAGGTCATCCAAGAGTTTTTGCTGGCGCGTAATGCAAGAATTATACTCAGTATTAGCTTTGCCAATAGCCTCAACCAAGTTCATAGACAACTTCATTCGCTCGTCCGCCGAAACCGCCGTGATATCCTCCATCATTATCTGAAGCCGTTCCGACCGCGCCTGAATCTTAAACGACATCACCACTTCATTGCAGAGCACAATATACTGGTCCAACTCCTCCTGCGTCAGGTCGGGCTTGTCAAAGGTGTATCGGACAAACGCATCCTCGCAAAGTTGGCGTTCGGATAGCGCGGCGTAGTTATTCATCTGGCGCAGAAACCGAAAGGTATGCATGTAACTCATCAGAGTCTCAAGATTCTTGCGCTGCTGGGGGAGTAGTTTCCGGTAGTCTGTCTCATAAGAGAGATACTGGTTGACTCGTTTTAGGGCACCCTCTATGGTAATCGGCGCTTTATACTCGCCCATCGGCACCTCATCCTCCGCGCCCGGACTGAAGATGACCTTGCTATCCAGTTCCTTGAGATACTTGGACACGGCGCGCGTTTCGACGTCAAGATTGGTTATGCGCTCCTTATGGAATAGAACTCGGGCTATTTCCAAGGAGTTCATTGTCTTGGCGTTATTAGTGATGAATTCTTTCTCCACTTCATTAAGAGTATAGGGGCGCGCCTCGTAGGACGTGGACTTGGCTTTCAGGCTATGCTTGGAGAGAGCGACTTTAAGCGCGCGTCCTTCACGCGAGCGACCGTCAAACTCGCCACCGAAAACAGCTTTAGTGAGTTCTTTGAGACCGGGCGGATGGGCAGGCGTCGCATTCCATAGGTCGAGCATTTTCTTCTCTTGCTCGGGCGTCAAAATAAGGTCGTCGGCGTCCGCTTGCGGCGGCGTTTGGTCAGGTAGGGTGTCCATGATTAAAATAAGTCTATCTCGCCATCGTCTAGGAGTTTATGAGCTTTAATGAGGATGGTCTTTTTGATGTTTTTGATTTGTTTATAGCCGCTGGGACGACCCTTTTCGTTGGAAATGAGACCGATCTTTTTGGCGGCAACTTTTTCTTCTTGGTGGTTTATGAAGAGTATCTTGTAAACCCTATATTCAGTCGTTGTCAAGACTTCCTTCATTTTCGCGTGAAAGGTATCGATATGGCGGTAAACATCGCTAGTATCGTCGCAAATTTGGCTTACTTCGTGGGGGTGATTTTCAATTGATACGGGGATTTTAATTTGCGTGGCGGACTCCTTGCGCTCGCGCCAGTAGGCGAACAGCGGGCAGTCTGAGCATTGGATACCATAAATGTCACATGATTCTAGGTCTCGGGCGGCGGCGCATCGGAGGCAAGGGCGGGCGTAGTTGGTATAGAGATTACGGATGAGGTTTTTAATTTGGTTGGAGATAATGACGTTAAGCCATGGAGCTAAAGGCTTTGCGCAGTCAAATTTTTCCCACTTTTTAAAAATATGTAATCGCAAGCACTGAGCCACATCATCAAAATCTAGCCACCCTAAACTATAAAGCGTCCAACGAGATCTCTTCTTGGCGATCTCAGAATTTATAATTTGGATACTATCCTCAAACGTAGGTCTAATGGGTGTGCTTTTCATTTGCGTATAGTCCCGGCTTCCTGAGAAAAAAGTTTTTGGAACGTCTCGTTATCGACTCCCCCAAACTCACCATGACGACTCTCGACTGGCGCTCCGCCGCCACCACCTTGAGCTGCGATTGAACCAAGACTTTCGCCTAACGGGCGGTCCTTTACAATCTCCACATTCAAACGGTCGATCTTCACGTCGAGGTGCGTTAAATAATCTATGTATTCATCGTCGCCATCTTCGTCTGAGTTAGGGTCGAACGGAGTGAAACTTGCGGCGGCGGGTTTAGGACGATACTTTGGAGCGGGAGGGGCGGGCGGCGGAGCCGGGTCAGCGGATAGAGTCTTTAGGTTTTTACCGCAAGCCTGGCAAAAATTCGAGCCAAGAGGGCAAGACCTCCCACACTTACTGCAATAAATCTCATTCATAATACTAATTGTAAGAGCAATTACACAAATACACTAAATTATTTTTTAAAATCTCCTATTTTAGTGTATGATAGGTAATGCTATTCCAGCAATTAACCACTCGGGAAAAATTGGACTTTTTTATAAACTGTCAAAAGATACTCATTCAGTGGCACCCTGAAAGCGAGTTTGTCACGCGGGAGTCCAACTTGGCGGCACGAATCGAGCATGTGGGCGAATTAGTGAGAAACTACAATGGGTTAGTCCACTCCTCAGACAAGTTGTGCGTGCTATACAATAAGATTTTCGTTAAAGACGCCTCGGACCCCGTAGCGGCGATGCGCGATGCCCAATATAAGGAGCCAGACCCGAACTTCAACGCCGTCCTAATAGACTTCGCGGCGTTCAGCGATCTCAGCACCGCCCAAGACTGGTGCAAGAGTATTTATGAACCAAGGATTGAATGGATTCTGTTTACGAGACAGGGGCGCGTGAAGATCCATAAGACTCAAAACTTTTTAGCGGCACTTTTTGATGTCAAAGACCCGCCCCTAAAGGGAGCGGGCTTGTAATACCGCCCTGCCGGAGGGAGGATTTACATACGTAGGGCACTTTGACGAGTGCCTGCCCGTCGAGTATGTTTCCATACGAGACGGGATGATTTGACCGCCGACCTATGTTTCGAGAACCATTGAGGTCGGCGTCGTAGACGAGTCCGTTCTTTGCATAGTAACGACAACCGCGACGTTCGCCATCCCGGCGAGTCGTAATCGAGTCGTCTTGGGAGGTGAACGCTGGGCTAACTAGAAAAACGCTCATTCCAGCGTTCTCTGCCTTGTAGGTTAGTATGCGACGGAGGTTGAAAAATGGGACCTGCGAGATTGCGCGCTTGTTCTGAAACTTAAACTTGCGCGCCTTCAAGCCCTTCAGGTTTTCGAGGGCAATAGCATTTGCGGAGGTCTTAAGGACCTCGTTCGCAACGAGATGTGACTGGTTGACGTTGCGGTTATGCTCCTTGCGGCGGAGTTTCTTGAGGTGTATCCGCGCGGATTTGGAGCCGCAAGACTGGAGATGACGCTTAAGGTGGAGGAGTTTACGCTTATCGCCGTTGAACTTACGGTCGATGATGATGCGACCGTCGCTACAAGCCGCGACGCGGCGCATACCGAGGTCAACGCCCAAGACGAGCGTAGGCTTAATCTCAGGCTTCTCGTTTTTAAACGGCAGCGAGATGAACACCTTGCCCTCGCGCTCGTAGATGAGGGGGCTGGCGTAAGTATATTTCGCGAGTAGGTCGACTAGCTTAGGGTAGAGTTTAAATGTGAACGTCTTGCGACCCGCCGATGTCGTTATGCGAATCGACCGGGGACCGTAGCAACTGGAGGTGCAGTTGTCAAGGCGGATTGAGGGATTCTTCTTGAGAATCGGAACCTTGAGGCGGTGTTTGTTGGACTTGGCGGCGCGATAAGCCGAGAGGCACCCTCTCTCGCCATGGACGACGAACGACGAGGGAATCTCAGGATGAGTCGCCCGGACGTTTCCGTAGACCTTGGAGTGAAGGACGACGATGGACAGTTTCTTCTCGGGGAACTGTTGGACCGACGCTAGGTTAAAAACTAGGCGCTCTTGCTGCAACACCGTGCGTAAATCCGCAAGGTCTTGCGGGTTTTCGCTCAAAAGTTCGGTGTTGTAGCTGATCATTTCAAGAGTAGTTACATCTGGGATTTGCAAATGTGAAATTTTAAATCAAAAAGTTTTATTCGCAAAATTCATCCCCCCGCTGAAGCGGAGGGTTTTCTTTTGCGGGGAGGATAATAAATTCCCTCATTATCCCTATTATAGTTTTCGCGGCGCGCGCCTTCCAAAAATTCTCCTTCTTTTTCGCAGACAACAAAAAAAGCCTAAACTTTAACAGTCTAGGCTCCAATCGGGGACTTCTAGCGTCTGACTATCCCCTCGATTTGCCTCCCACGAGCGAAAATCTTTTGACTAAAAACTTGCACAGCTCTGAGCGCAAAATGTCTTCAGGACCAAATTCAAACGTAAAGATTCCTTGGGATCGTGATTCTTCGTCATTGAAAAGGTCGAGAAGGTCATAAAACGCCCCATCATTACCGCGTAAATCGCATTGATCCGGGTCGCCGCAAACAAAGCATTTTGAGAACTTCCCTAAGCGAGTCAACATTGTCACTACCTCACTGGGCGTGCTATTCTGGACCTCGTCAATAATTACCCCCTTAACATTAAAGTTTTGACCACGGAGAAAGTTGGTAGGTTGAACCGTTACTCGACCGTCTTTAGTCAAAGCCTTAACCGTCGCTTGATCTAATAGCTCTCCTAATTTGTCGTAAAGTGCTGTGCAGTAAGGACTTACCTTAGCTAGGATTTCCCCCGGCAAGGCACCCATCTTGTTATTGCTACTCTCCACGATGGACCGAATATACATAATATCCGAAATCTTATGCTGGTTGAGGAGCATTAAGCTACAATATACGCTCAACAACGATTTTGCGCTCCCGGCGGGTCCACTGACCAAAAGGATTTTACATTCCTTACTAAGGGCTAAATCTATGAAGGACCTCTGATTGGTTGTCCAAGGAAAGGGCTTTATAATAATCGAGTCTTTCATTTTGGGGGCTTGGGAGACGATGGGAGATTTATCCTTAGAGACGTGTTTCATAATTTATTTTTAAAAACGACTTCCTATTCAACTTTACACACTTTTGCCTTTTGGCGTCCTTCCATAATCTATTCTATCGCCCGCCGCCCGAATCCCTACTCTTTTACGTGTAACTATCCCTAGACTAAGAGCCTCTTTTTGGTGGCTCGCGGAAATAAGGAAAAAATTTATGGTTAATCTACCCATCGACAGCAACGGAGCCAAAATGCAGCTCACCGCCTGCAAGGCGGCTTTGGCGGTCACATACAACACCAGCGTCGCCGCTCAGGTGGAAATTACGCTGAACCCCCTCACGACTCTCGTGGAAGTCACAGCCCTCAATACTGGTCTGTTCATGCGCTACAAGACCGCAGCGGGCGGAAACGCCGTTAGCAGCACAGTATTCGATGAATTTATTGCGGCACAGTCTACAAGGCATTACAAGATCCCCTCGGGCGTAACTGTTCTGGCGATTCTTGAAGAGTCGGCTAGTTCCACTGCTGTCATCGTGGAAAAATAATTTCCTCCCAAAATGAACCTCAATAACCTCTCCAGTCTCTCCGTTCTAGGTGGCGGCGGCGTCTCGCCTTTTAGCCCGTCGTCCATCGGCGGCGGACCCAGCTTGCTCGTGGATTCCAGCGTCAAGTCTGCCTACTCCGACGGAGCCGTTCAGTTCACGGCGTCGGACAAAGCCTATTTAAGCATAGCCAATGCAAACCAGACTGGGTTGAATCCGGGGACGGGGGATTACTCGTATTCGTTTTGGGTTAATGTGGTGAGCTTACCTGTATCCGGGGCAAGATTGTTTCGTCGAGATAATAATGGTGCTGAAAATCTAGGTTATGAATTACTTTTATTACCAAATGGGTTTATCAGGGTATTACATGGAGACGGAACGGCATCTTCTGCAACGTCGGATGCTGGTATAATTACAGTGGGGGACTGGATTAACATTACTATTGTAGCCACAAGAGCAAACAATCTCGTTATTTATAAAAACGGAAATCTAAATTCGCCAGTCGTAACGTTGGATATATCAAGCCGATCTGGCAACATTGTAAGCAACGTTGTTTTTTCATTGGGTGGGTGCAATGCAACTGGATATGAGTATTATCTAAACGGCTCCATGGACAGCGTTTGCTACCTAAACCGCGCTCTCACACTCCAAGAAGTCGTCGCCCTATACAACAACGGCAAAGGTCGTTGTGCGGCGGAGATGCCGACGGCTATGCCTTCTGTGTGGAAGGATTGTGTAAGCTGGTGGGATATGGATGAACAAGGTGGAGTGCGTCGAGACTCTAAGGGCACCAACCATCTTCAAGAGACATTCGCACCTATCATCAACAACGCCTCTACCTTGGGCGCGGAGATGGTCACAAATGGCGGGTTTGATACGGATACGAATGGGTGGACGGCTTCCAACACAACGTTAGCAAGCGTGACTGGTGGGCAAGCTGGAAATTGTTTAGAGCTTGCAAATTCGGGGACTAATTACGGTATAGCAATACAAGGCTTCACTACGGTTGTTAATCAAAACTATACTTTAAGTCTTTATTTCAAAAAAGGAACAGGTTCAGCCGGAGCACTTAGAATAGGTTCAACTTCAGGCGGCAACGACATATTCTCTCCATTGCCTTATTCTGATGCTACTTGGACTATTCATACAGTTAATTTTAAAGCACTGACAACAACGACATATATAAAGATAGGCAATTCATTTAATGTTGATGCGCAAACCTCTCTTTGGGACTCCATCAGCGTCAAGCCCCTCCTCCAAACGAACCTAAACGGCGGCTTTGAGTCTTTGGGCACAGGCGAGACCCTAGGCAGTGAGTTGATCGTCAATGGCGGTTTCGAGACGCTCGGAGCTGGTGGGGCGGATGTGTTTGGGACGTGGGTGGAAGCTGCAACAGACGGATCTTTTTCTAATGAAACCACATTAAAACATGGTGGTAGTAATGCATGTAAAGTGACATCTGGACCACTGTTTACATCAAACATTCATGAAGACTTAAATGTAACACCATCAACTAGATATAAATTGACATTTTGGACCGCAGGAGATGGGACAAATGCAGGTCGTTATGGTGTCTATGACAATATCGGGTTAACTTATTTCTTTAGTGCATACACAAGCACTGGAATTGCGTCTAGTTCTTATTCGTTAATAACGTTATATTTTACTACTCCGGTTGCTTGCACGTCACTTGGTGTTTATTTTCGTGGTCCAGCCGTCAACGGCGGCACAGCCTACTTCGACGACGTTTCACTCAAAGCCGTAACGGCATCGAATACCTTCCTTAACTGGACCGAATCCGCCTCTGGCTCTAGCACAATTAACGCTGAAGCAAGCGTTGTGAACGCAGGGGCGTTGGCTTGCAGGATGGATGTGGATGGGAGTGGGTCATACGCAGACTTAACGCAAACTGTAGTTTCTGCAAACCATTCTTACTTGTTACAGTATTATGCCAAAGTAAATAGCGGTTCTGCAACGTTGATGGCATATGCTGGTGGATCAACCGGAAGTGATGCAACATTAACCACCAATTACACTTTGTATAGTGCTGCAATTCCAACGATTAACACAACACCGTTAAGAATTAGATGCACATCATCCAGTAAATCCATCTACCTCGACGACATAACCCTTACCTGCACCCGCATTGAAGGTGCGGCGGGAATAGTCTCCTCGGTGTCCATAGATGGGAACCTTTGCGCGTCATTCAACGGAACCACCCAATATTTAACAGCGGGGAGTAACGCGAGTTTACAAACTGG